TGAGCAGCGGTCAGGTTGTCGAGTGCATCGAAGTCGAGCGACTGCACGATGATCTCGCCACCGTTGGCCTTCGGAAGTTCGCCGTTGAACCGGATCTCGGGCAGCACCAGTTGGAAGGTCTCCAGGCCGGTTGAGAGCGCCCCGGCAGTGAAGGTCAGAACCACACAGACGCCCGTGTCGTTGAGGATGGCGTCGCGGTAGGTGCTCTGGTCGTACTCGATTTCGAGTTTGCCGCTCACAGTCGGCACGCCTGGTTTCTGCTGGCTCTTGCGCCCAGCGCCACCGAACGTAAACCGATCCTTGACGACGTTGCGGCTGATCTGGACGTTGCCCGAGCGCACGTTCGCGGTCGCGGTGACAGCCGAAGCGAGAGCCGTAGCGGTTGGGGCGGTCAGGGTGCCGGTTGAGACGGTGCCGCCTGCGAAGTGGAAGAGGTTCACAGGTGCGGCGGGGTAAGAGGGTGCGGCGTACGACTGAGCGGTCGTCAAGTCGGCAGCATCCACAGAGACCTTTGCGGTGCAGATGTCACCGTTCGGGAAGTCAAACTCAATGCCATCGACCGTGCAGCCCAGGAAGCTATACGCGTCCACGGTGCCGCCGACCTGAGGCAGCCCCTTTTGGATCGTCAGCGACGGCTGGGTGTCAGCCAAGGTAAAGACCTGCTGATAGGTAGTGCCGCCCACCAGGGTGGAAGTGCCAGCGCCAAAGAGCCCGTTCCACAAGAGGCCGAGCCCCTTGGACGCAAGCTCGACACTGAAGTCGCCACCACCATCAGCGGTCGGGACAGTACGACGGCCTGAGCGGGCCAGGCGTGCGCCAGTGCGCAGACCCTGGCCTTGCTTGACGTTCTTGTTCCAACCGAGCGACTCGTCGGTGAACTCCAAGAACCGCGTGGGTGCGGCGTAGGTCCTGAACGTTGACTCGGTAGCGAGACCAATCGAGCAATCCTGGGCAGTAGCCATGACTTACTTCTCCTTCGTGGTGGCCACTACGGCCTCATAGTTGCCGACCTGCTCCAGCAGGGCTTCAGCGATCGCGGCGTCGACGGTGAACTCCTCACCCTCGGCAAGGTCGCGGCCAATCAGCGGCAGATAGATCGCGCCGATGGGGTTGGTGTTCTTCAGGGTGACTTCAGCCATGAGTGGGCTCCTAGATCCGTCCGTGGTAGCTGATAGAGAAAGAGATCAACGCAGCAGCGCCCATATCGCCCTGCATCTGTTGAAGATTGATGTCGGTGCCGAACTCAGCGACGATCACGCCGCTCACGCCCAAAGTGGGGTCGGCTCGAAGTAGGTTCTCGATAGCGGCCACCATCACGGCACACGCATCACGAGCTTGTTTCTGGTTCCCGTCGCCGTTCCAAGAGGTGGCAACCAGAGAGACCGTGCCCCGCTCATCACGAGCGCGACCAGCAGCGTGTGCCCACGACTGTTGAGCGCTCGCGGCTGCCTCAGGGCGTCCGCCGTCGAGCGAGAGCGGGTTCTCTGCACCCACCATCAGCACGTCGCCAGGCTCGGAGAAGTCCGGGCCGAGACCGTCAATCACTGTGACGTTCGGCAGTGCGGCCTTCGCCTGGGTGACCAGCGCGTCGATGACAGCAGGGATCAGTGAAGTGCTCACGCGAACCCAAGCCCCACGTAGGGGTCGATCAGTTCAGTAACAGCGGACGGGACCGCATAGCCAGCAAGGGTGGCCCCCTGCGACTTACCGAACGGCCCGCGCTGGCTGTTGGCGTACAGGTGTCGGCCCATCTCCAAGACAGCCAGGCGAAGATCGTGGGGGAGGGTGGAGAAGCCGTGCGTGTAGCTGATGACCTGGCCAGCAGCGAAGCCCGCGGCAAGGGTGATGACCCCCGCGTCAGCGTTCACCGTGCAGCCAGCCGGGTCAGAGACGGCCACGATGCGAGTGTGTGGGAGCACCACTGTGGTGGATGCGCTCGCCACCGTGTAGGTCGCAGCCTCGGGGGAGAGCGGACCCACACGGTTAGCGATCGCGGCGTTGGCAGCGTCGAGGATGCCTTGCGCTGCGTCGTTTTGGTCGGAGGAAGTCAGGCCGATGTGGGCCTTGAAGTCCTCCAAGTCGATGGCCACGGTTAGCCCTTGGCCTTACGGGTCCGCTTGGGCGTCGCACTGCCCTCGACGGGCTCGACGGACTCAAACAAGTCTTCGCGACCAAGGATGACTTCGTGAGTGTCCTCGACCTCTTGACCTGCTCCAATGAACGACTCAGAGCCGTCTTTACGGGCCGCAAAGAATGAGACTCGTGCACGCAACTTGCCCATGTTGAGACCTCTCTACTTGTGGTGATTGCAAAGCAGGCGCACCTATTCGAGGTGCGCCTGCCTGCATCAATTGGTTATGCGATGGTGAGAACGCGGAATGCGTTGGTGGTAGACGCATCTGCGCCAACTCGCCAGAACGCAAACCAGCCAGCTTGGCCGGTAGGCCGCTGGTTGGCACCCTTCACCAAGGGTTCGTAGAGCACCGACATGCCGATGCGATCCACGATGTAGTACTGGCTGAAGTCACCCAGAAGCAGGTTCTTGGAGCTAGTCGTGGTGGTACCAACCATCGTGGTGCTCTCGTAGATCGGCGCACCCAACAGTTCCTCGGGTTGACCCATGCCAAGGTTGGCCCAGAAGGACGAACCGCCAGCGGTGTCAAACTGCCGCGTCTTGTTGATGATGGCCTGGTTCGCAAGCCATGCAAGCGACGAGCGCGGACCACGGAACCGAGCAGGCAGTGCCGCCTGGGTGTTGTAAACGTCACCGACTGCGTAAGTCGCCGCAGCAGCTGACGCCACGGTCGTAGCAGCAGGCACAACACCCTTGGGCTGTCCGGTACCAGTGCCGGTAGCAAAGGCAGCCTCTTCGAGGCGGTCCTTGGCATCGGCCAGCAAGTCAGGCAACTGGACGGAGAAGTCCGAGTCCTCCAGAACCTCATACGAACCGTAGAGCCACGCAGAAGCCTTCTGCGGGGTGATCTTCAGGTTGCCGAAGGTTGGGGAGTGGTCGGAATCTTCCGTGCCTTCTGCGAGCCAGCCCGCGTTGACACCAGCTGAAGTAACACCGTTCCAGTCGTTGGTAGCGGTGGTCTTCACGTTGGAGATCTGGCGGAACGGGTTCGCTGAGCCCGCGTTGGTCAAGATGATGGTCGGGTCCAGTGTGAACGGGACCAGGTAACCACCGTTGGCAGACGTGAGGCTCAGTGCGGCTCGTGCGGAGTACCCCTGAGGGTCTTCGAGGTAGCGCTCGAAGCTCTCGTGGTAGTCCTCAGAGCCGGTCTCCAAGATATGCCGTGCAACAGCATCGGCGGTCTTCTTGGAGAGCGAGTGGCGTGCGCCTTCGCGCTTGCCTTCGAGCATCCGGACGACGTGCTGCTTGGCATCGTCTTCCATGCGCTCGGATTGCTCCACGACATCCATCGCGCGGCCACGAAGTTCCTTCGGGTCGATCAAGCCCGCGCGTACGCGGTCCATCTCGGCAAAGGGGTCCTTGTTGGCGCGGTTGATGATGACCTCGGGTGCGGTCGCCTCACGGTTGTATTCGTGAAGTGATGCGCTGCGAACCGCCTCGATCTTCTGAGCGCGCTCAGCGAGACGATCGTGGTCAGCCTTCTTGGTGTCCCATTCGGGGATGATGGACTCCATGCGGGCGAGCTGCTCATCGGTGGGAGTCTCAACCTGCTCCAGGTCGAGAATCTCGGAGCGCAGCGTCTCCAACTCGGAGGCCAAGGTTTCGAGCTTGGTGCTCATTACTTGATTCCTCTCTCAGTGTTGACAATCGCCAACGCGAACTGGTTGACGACCTGCCGAGCGGAGTGACCTTGACGGGTCGGCTCTTCGACTGGAGCTGCCTCGGGCGAGGCGCTCAATTGGTTCGCCGGCTCCAGTGGAGTGGCGAGCCCAAGCATTTGGCGCAGGCGCTCCTGGTCTTCCTGGCATGCGCCGAGCGCATCGAGGAAGGTGGAGATGTTGCGGGTGCCGAGAATTGCGGCCTCGGCGTAGGCGGGGAACACGGTGGGTCCGTACTCGCGCATCGCAACCTCGGTGCGAGTGATCCGCATCAGGTCGCCGCGCTTCTTGCCTGGTGTCCGTTGAGACTTCACAAACCGGCCCGAGAACGACTGTCCCTTGATGGCTCGCTGCTTCACCGCGTCCAGCACAGAGTCAGCCAGTGGGTTGTCCAGGTAGCGCGTCACCGTAAACACGCCCCGGTCGTCCTCCCTCACTTCGAGAGGTACGCCGATAGGGACCGACAGAGCGCCATCCGGGGTGCCATAGAGGGTTCGAGCGTGGTTATAGAACACACCGAACCGGCCCATGTTCTCTTGGATGGTCTTGGCAAAGGAGCCGCGCGCCAGGTCCTCGATGTAGTGCCCGTCTTGGTCTCGGATCTCTGCATCGACGTTGAACGCGGCGCAGTACGCCTCGACCGTTCGCCCATCACCGTCCGCACGGATACTGATGTCGTCAAACGCAAAAGCTCGCATGAAGTCGCGAGCGGCAGGCTTACTCATGCCGCCTCCTTGGGTGATTGGCCGGGTGTCTGCATCTGCACCGACACAAGGCCGGAGTGCTTCAAGAGGGTTATGTCGCCCGCTGAGAGGGCGAGGGTTACGGACTCGGGAGTGAAGCCAGCGACAACGAGAGCTTGTGCCGCCTCAGCTAGAACCAACATCGCGTCGGCGCGTTCTTTGTCGCCCTGCTGAAGGGCTGCGACCTGCGAGATGTCGTACCAAAGCCGCGCGCCCGGGGGGACCACAACGAGCTTTGAGAGCGCGGTGGCTGCGCCGCGCCAGTTCGGCCTCATCGTGATGTCACCGAAGCGCCGCATGGCCTGCTCGTAGTTCGAGTAGGTGGCAGCGGCCATGCCCTCTTTCAGGCCAGCCACGATGCCAGGCACACCGCCAGCAACAGCGATGCGGTTCTCACCAGCCGCTTGCACGGCACTGAATTGCATCTGCTCGAACGTGTTGCCAAGAACACTCGTGTCGGCACCCTCGTCCAAGACCAAGGTGCGGAAGGCGTTATTTACGCCGCCATGCCGAGCCTCGATCTGATCCTTCAGGCGTTCCAGCTTGTCGCGGCCAATCTGCTTGTCGTACTTGATGAGCAGGTTGGGGGTTGCAGCGTTGGTCAGATAGGCCCGTTTGTAGTCGGTCATCTGAAGGTCGGCGTCAATCTCACGCAGCACCGGGGTCAGCCACGACATGCCTCGGAAGTTCGCTATCGGGTCGGGGATGGGCGACCAGTGCGCGACTTCATCGACGGGGTAGAACGCGGCAGAGCGGTGCTCGCTGGCGGGCGGGTCGTAGACGTAGCCCACGACTTGCCTGACCTCGGTATCGCTGATCGGATCGATGACAATCTCAGAGACGATCGTGACCCAATCGGGGCGCAAGCGTTCAAGGTTCACGCCCGCGTCACGGATGTAGGCGTTTCCGGCGAGGGAGACGTCTTGCTCCATGCGAGCCAGCAGCTCAGCCGTCGAGCCACCTGGCCACGGGACTTCGAGCTTTGCAAGTGCAGGAGTCCCAAACAGCGACTTGTCAGAGAGGCGCTGGAACTTCAGTTCGGCTTCAGAGAACAAGCCCAGCCGAGCCAGCACCACCCCGAAGACAACGCCCGAGTTCTGGTACGCAGTAACTGAGTTCGTGAATGACGGAAGGATCTTCTCGTTGTCTGGTGACCCGAAGGCAGTCATCAGAACCGAAGCGCCAGACGCCTTCTGCTCGCTGTAGGTACTGCGACCCAAGATCGCATCCAAGAGCCTCATGCGCGCCGCGCCAATGCGACCGCGACGAGTTGCCCACCAGCTGCGACGAGCGCCAATGCGGGCAACAGCATCCACAGGCCGGTCAGCAAGAGAGCCTCACCCAACACGAGGAGGACTGAAAGCTTGACCACAGGGCCTCCCTAAAGAAAGTAAGCGGACGGCTCAACACGAGCCTCCAAAGCGGCATGCAGAGCGAGAGTTATGGATTCGAGCGGGGCCACGTCGGCCTCAGACACCTTGCGCCCAAACACGCGACGACCGTCGCCCACCGAGCGCCATCGCGCCCCAATCACTGAGGCGTTCAGGTCGGCGTCACCTGGGTGAGCAAGGCGCTTGCTGGCCACACGGTCAAAGATTTCTGAGCACGCCTCGACATACTCGGGCAGTCGGTAGCGCACCACGCGCCCACCGAGTGACTCCACGGCGTCAGCTAGCGACTCACCAGACGGTCCGCCGATATCGACAGTCACCGCAATGTCTAGCGATCGACTGAGATCGGCCACGAAAGGAGCGACCCAATCAACACCGTTGCGGCGCTCGACCAAAGACACCAAAGGCAGCTCGTCATCGAGGAAGCCACAGCCGCCAACCGACGCGCTATCGCGGTCCTTTGAGATCGCGGCACCAAGCGTCCGAAGGTCTGGCATCTCACGAAGGATGCGTTCGCAGGCTGCCCAGTTACCCAAGGCAGTCTCTTCGCCCTCGCGAGGCTTAGCTTTCCACTGGTTCAGGAATGCACGAGAGAAGTCCGAGAGTTTGTTCTCCCGAACCGCCTTGTCGTACTCGGCGCGAATAACCTCGATGCGGATCGTGTGGCGCTTGCAGTCACGAAGACAGTCGGGACGATGAACGGCAGGCATGCAATCAAGCCAGACCGACTCATCGCCAGGCTCGGCGTCCTCAGGGGCCGACCACTCGAAGTAGGCGAACCCTTTCCTGACGCCGTTCACAACCGCCTTGCGACCGATCTGCACCTTGGCCCACAAGTACGGCGATGAGTCCGACCATCCAGCCGTCGAAACAGCACCAAACTGCCGGTTCCGCCTCGTCACCATCGCGGGCGTAAACGCTTGCTCGAGCCGGTTGTCAGGCTGAGCAAAAGCCTCGTCCACATCTGCGCTATCAAGAGTCGAGCCATGACCGGACTTCTCCGTGCCGGACTCGACCGCCCACACCGAACCGTTGGGGTAGCGAATGTCAACCTTCTGGTTTCCAGTGCGCACCCTGATCTGACGAAGTTGCGGGTGTCCACGCTTCGCCTGACTGATCGCCAGCGCGTAGTCCTTCTCGAACTTCTCAGTCGCCTTCTTCTGCGTTTGAGCGGCGTAGGCAATCTGCTGATTAGGCCCAAAGAACCCCGTCGCCATGCAGCGGTGCGAGTTCTTGGCCAGCAGGAAGGTTGTCTTGCCGGACTGACGAGGGACCGTGAGCAGCCACTCGTTGTAAGCAAGCTCGCCTGTCTCTGGGTCAATCTCTAGCAGCACATCAGCGACGTACTGCTGCCACTCCATAAGCGGCTTGCCAAGCATCGCGGCCAAGATGCCGACCGCAGGTCCAAGCGTTTGGCGCTCAGGACTCCGGGGTGTTCCGAACCTCGGTGGACACGACAGGTCCAACAGGGGTTGAGAGGGCGGTATCAAGATCGCTGTCACCACTCACCCCCATGCCAGCCAGTGCGTCCAGGGTGGCGCGCAGTTCACGACTCAACGCGGCCTCCATTTGGCCTGCGCCGCCGTCAAGTGAGGCCGAAAGTCTGAATGCCAGTTGAGCTAGCGACTCGCCCATCGGGTGCTCGGTGATGAGCGCATCGATGTCACGGCGCACTTGGCGCTCGATCGCCCCCCCTTCACCCTGGGGAGATTTCTGTTTTTG